TCCCAGGGCGGCAAATTGCCGGGCCGCTTACGTGAAATCATTGCGGACACGCTCAACACATCCGCAGCCCAGATAGGCAGGCTTGACGTAATCGGGAAAAACCTGATACCGGAATTTCAGGAGGAAATAAAAGAAAAGCGTTTAGGCATTTCCACAGCGTATGAGATTTCCGGGCTTCCAAAGGAGCAACAAAAGGAAGCTTTAGAAGAATACCGGGAAAAGGGAAGCTTTTCTATCAGCGACGCCAGACAGAAAAAACTATACCAACAGCAGCAACAGCAGCAAGGTGGCATCCTGGACAGCGCAGCAGGAAAACAGGACATGCCGCCAGTTATTCCATCCCGGCAGGAAGAATCAACAATAAAAAAGCCCGCTTCTTCCTCGAATAATATACCATCTGTCACAAATGCCGAACCGCCTGCATCTGGAATAGGAAGGGATGTTTCTGCTATAAATGCGGCAAAATTCGGAACAGTCAGAAGTGATTCCGCTATAAACAGCACAAAATCCGGAACGGTCCTGGAAACCCTCAAAAGCCTATGTACCTATTGCAGAGCTATGGACAAAGCTGGTGACACGTCAAGAGATTGGGCCACAGATGTCGGCACATTGGAAATTGTAATTGCACAGTTAAGCATGAGAAAGAATGAATAAAATTTTAGCGGGCTTTTTTTACAGACGGTTATAAAACCGGACAGATGAAACCTGCCTATATCCCAGACCGGAAAGAAGGAAAAAGATGAATACTGTATATTGCAATAAATGCAGAAATAAATTTTCCCTTGATGAACCTCTTTTTCATACAATCGAAAAAGACGGTTTAACAGTGCAATATTTTGCTTGCCCCCATTGCGGAATGAAATACCATGTTTTTACTGCCGATGATGAAATGTGGGAACTCGTTGAACAGCGAAAAGCTGCTGATGATAAATTGAGAATAGCCGTAACGAAAGGTTTTCGCAAGAAGATTCTCAGCAGATATGAGAAGGAGTGCAGGTGGATTGAGAAAAAGCAAAAGGATTTAGAACTACGCCTCAGGCAGCAGGGGGAAGCCATTATCAATTCTATAAGGGATGAACATAAAGAAGAAAAGATAACAGGCTAGAACATGATCAATCAAAAATATTAAGCAATGAGAAATGGAGCGGATAAAATGAATTTACAGCGGTTGGAACAGTATCTTGATAAGGTGAGGGAAATTGAAATGCTGGAAAACCGCATAAATGAATTAAAAGAAAAGGCTGTTGTAGCCGATTCCGTGAAAGACGGTTCGCGATGGCCTTACAACACACATATAACCATTGTACGCGGCACTGATATAAAGACGGTGGAGAAGCTGCGTGAGATTCAGGCTACGCTTTCTAAGCGAAGGACAGCCCTTCATATAGAACTAGCAGAGATAGAGATGTTTCTTTCCTGTGTTCATGACAGCCAGATCCGACAGATAATCGAACTGCGGTACATAAGAGGATTATCATGGAACACAGTAGCCCAGAAGATATACGGCTATCCATGCGGAGACAGAGCACGAAAAAAAATAACAAGATTTTTTAAAAAATTTTGATTTTGTCCGTTTTGTCCGTTTTCAATGTGTTATATTAGTATCATGCAAGAGAGCGCATAGCGGGCCTGCCTAAAAGCAGGTCCGTTTTTCCATGCCCTTTTTTCTCTTTCCGGAAAAGGTACTTTCTGGCCCCCCGGGGGCTTGCGGGTCCGGCAGAAGGCCGCCGTTTTTGTCGCTGCAAACATTTTAAAACAGGGTAACAAAGTAACAAACGCTTTTACTAAATGAAGCGCAGCTAAGCCCGTGTCCATGCGGCTTTACAGTATTTTAATGGCAATTATTTTTTTAACCTTTGCAAAGGGGATTTGGCATATGTGAGGTGAAAATTAAAGTGGCCGGGAAAACCAGGACCATTAACGGAAAAACCTGCGTTTCTACCGCATTTTTAGCGGAAATCTTTGGAGTAACCAACAAAACCCTTTCAGAGTGGGAAAAGAAAGGGTGCCCCAAAATACAGCGCGGTTACTGGTGCCCGGCAGATGTATTGAAATGGCGGGATTCTACGGCCCATGAAACGAAGGAAGACCCGGATACCCTGCCTCCCGCGCAAAGAAAATTGTATTGGGACGCCGAATGCAAAAAAGCACAGACAGAAGCCCAGCAATTCAAAAACGCAGTACTGCGGGGCGATTATTTGGACAAGGAGAAAACAAAGCAGGAGCTTTATAGATTTTTTACTATGCTGAAACAAACAATCCTTGCCCAGCCGCGCCGGACTGCTATTTTTTGTGCCCAGTATATCGGGAGTGAACACGCGCGGCAGTTAGAAAACGAATTAACAGTGGAGGTGACAAATGTCCTTGAACAATGGAGCAAGGGAAAACTTGATACCGGAATGGATTGCGGAGTCCATGAAAGCCCTAAAACCGCCAGAAAAAATGACCGTAAGCGAATGGGCCGACAAAAACAGGATACTGGACCCGAAAAGCAGTAATGAGCCTGGACTGTGGCGGACATCCAGAACGCCTTACCTAAAAGGGATTATGGACGCTTTTACAAATCCGGATGTGGAGGAAATCGTGTTTGTTAAGCCTACCCAAGTAGGAGGTACGGAATCCCTGTTAAATATATTGGCATATATCATAGCGCAGGACGCAAGTCCTGTTATGGTAATTTATCCAACGGATACTTTAGCGGAATATGTCAGTAAAAACCGGATTACCCCTATGGTGCGGCTTTCACCGGCATTAAGCCATAAATTTCATCCGTGGGAAAGCAAACTGCTGGAGTTACAGTTTGATGGGATGTTTCTTGCCCTGTCTGGAGCAAATTCTCCTTCCCAGCTTGCATCCAGGCCTATACGGTTTCTTTTGCTGGATGAAGTGGACAAATATCCACCCAGGGCAGGAAAAGAGAGCGATCCTATTTCATTAGCGCGGGAACGGACAAAAACCTTCGCTTATAACAAAAAAATTGTACTGACTTCCACCCCGACTTACGCAGAAGGCGCAGTCTGGCAGGCTTATCAAAAATGCGAAACACAGCTTCAATATTATGTTCCCTGCCCCCATTGCGGGAAATACCAGCTGCTACGGTTCCGGCAGCTAAAATTTGAATCCCTTTATGAAGGCGAACCAATCAGCAGCAGGGCAGATCGCGCCCGGTATGAATGTGCTTACTGCGGGAAGGAAATCACCGACGCGGACAAGGCTGACATTCTTAAAAAAGGCGAATGGCGGGCGGAAAAAGACGGTTCTAAGCAAAAGGTGGGATTCCATTTAAACGCCTTGTATTCCCCCTGGGTAAGCTTCCGGGATGTGGCCCATGAATGGCTGAAATCCCAGACAGATTTGGAAGCAAAAATGAATTTCATCAATTCATGGCTGGCAGAACCGTGGGAGCCGGTAGGGCTGACGGCGGGAAGCGAAACCATATTATCCCATCAGGGACGCTTTACCCGGGGTATTGTACCGGATGGCACCCTGCTGATTACAGGCGGTGTGGATAAACAGACAGACCGGTTATATTACACCATCCGCGGCTGGGGACGGAATCGTGTCAGCTGGAATATTGATCACGGATGCGTGGATACAATGAAGGAAATCTACCAGATTTTTGACAGGCCCTATTATGATGAACGCGGCGGGGCCTATTTTCCAAACCTGGTTCTTTTTGATTCCGGCAATGAGACCAATGAAGTATATGATTTCTGTTTCCTGCATCAAGGATTGTTCCTCCCCGTCAAAGGCGCGTCAACAGAAATCCTCACCCGGTTCCGGCAATCGGTCATTGACAAGACAGATTCTGCCGCAAATGGGATGCCGCTCATTATCTGCGACGGAAATTATTATAAAGATCAAATATTTAATTTAATCAAACGCCAGATTGACGGCTGGTATGTATTCGATGGATGCAACACTGACTATGCCGAGCAAATGACAAGTGAGCATAAAGTTATGGAAATTACAGCAGGCCGCCAGGTATGGCGCTGGAAAGTAAAACATTCCGGGATAGATAACCATTATTTAGATTGCGAAGTATATGCCGCATGCGCTGCCGATGTAATGGGCGGCTTTGATTTGCTTTTCCAGGATGATCCCCAGCCGGTTTCTAAAAACCCGGTACAGGAAAAGGATGAACCAGAAATGGACTGGATAGGCGGCGGGGACTGGATAGGAGAAAATGGAGGCGATTGGATATGACAAACAGCCGTGAGCGTCTTGCCCTGATAGATAAAGCTATCGCAACGATAGAAAGCGGTGCGCAGGAATACCGGATCGGAACACTTCATATTGTCCGGGGCGATTTGGGACGGCTGTATGCGGAACGCCGGAATTTAATATCAGAAATTGCCAATGAAGAAGGGGGCTGTTCTTATGTGGCCGTCTTTGACGGGAGGTAGCGGAATAGGACGTATCCGGGAGGCATGGCGTTTCCTGCGGGGACTGCCGCCTTATGATGGCGGCAGCCTTGACCGGAGAAACAGCGGATGGTCGCCAATAGACGGCACCGGGGAAGCAGTCAACCAGTTAAGCCGCGATTTGGTACGGGCACGGGCGAGGGATCTGGAGCGCAATTCCGATACTGTATGCGCGATTATCGAAGCTTTGGAACGGAACGTTGTCGGATCGGGCATAAAACTCCAGGCCAAAGTAATGGATGGAGATGAGGAAAACGACGCCTTAAATAATCAGATAGAAGCCCTTTGGCAGGAATGGTGCAATTTCAAAAACTGCGACATAGGGGGCCAGCTTTGTTTTTCTGAAATGCAAAAATTAGCAGTCAGACGGCGGATTGTGGACGGCGGGCTGTTCTTTTTATTTTGCACGGATAGAACTGCAAAAATCCCTCTGCGGCTGCAAATCAAAGAGGTTAATGAACTGGATACCGGTAATTTAGAATGCAGCGGGAATAAAGTTGTGGCCGGGATAGAAGTGGATGAATTTGGGAAACCGACAGCATACCACTTTAAAAAATTTGATATATGGGGCTGGACAGGGGAATCCGTCCGGGTGGACGCTGAAAATGTAATATTTATCAGCAATAAGATGCGCACAAGTGAAGTCCGGGAAATATCCCCTCTGGCAAGAATCCTTTCCCGGCTGCGGGACCTAAACCAATACATAGAGGCTGTTGCCGTAAAGGAGCGGCTTATGGCATGTTTAGGGGTGCTGATTGCCAAAAAAACAAAAGGCTTTGCCATAGGGCGTCCGGATGATACAGCCCAAAGGAAACCGGATCGGCCCAGATCAAGAAGATTATATCCCGGCATGATGGAAGAAATCGATCCGGGGGACGATGTAACGGTAATCAACCCGTCAGGGCAAGCCTCTGACGCAGAACAGTTTATATCTTTAATGATACGATCCATAGGCGCTTCCATGGGGTTGTCTTATGAAGCTGTCAGCCGGGACATGCGCAAAGGAAGCTACAGTTCCGCAAGGCAGGGCATGATTGACGATTTTAAAACATACCGGATGTGGCAGCATTATTTGATAGAGCATCTTTGCAAGCCGGTATACGAAAAATTTTTAGATCATGCTGTATTATCCGGACAGCTTCCTATTCCGGATTATTTTGAGAACCGGAAAAAGTATATACAATGCGCTTTCATTCCTGGCGGTATGTCGTGGATTGATCCGCAAAAGGAAGTCAATGCCAACCAGCAGGCGATCCTTTCCAACCAGACCACGCTGGAAGAAATCTGCGCGTCCCGCGGCAATGATTATAAAGAAGTTTTACGCCAGCGGGCGAAAGAAAAGCGGTTCATGGAAGAACTAGGCTTAACAGAACATTTTGAAAACGATAAAACAGGCGGTGGTAACAATGAATCTCAGCAGGACGCAGATGAGCCGGGAGAAGGGGACAAAGAGTAAAACAGGCAGCTATGAACGGGCTTTTTCCGGAGAAATGCGGGCCGTTTCCGACGATAAAAGGCAGGTGGAACTTAGCTTTTCTTCTGAACAGCCTTACAGCCGCTGGTTCGGGACGGAAATTTTATGCCATGACGCCGGATGTGTGAATTTGAGCCGCATGACGGAAGTAGGATCCTTGCTCTTCCATCATGGGAGAGACGCCAGTTACGGCACACTGCCTGTGGGCAGGATTACTGAGGTCAGCCTGGACAGCGCCGGAAAAAAATGCCGCGCCACAGTAGAATTTGACAGCGATGAAAAAAGCGATCTCATTTACCAAAAAGTAAAAAACGGAAGCATCAAAGGCGTGTCGGTAGGATACCAGATTGACGTTTTGGAAGAAGTCAAAACAGGAAAAACCAGCTCAAACGGGCGCTTTGCAGGTCCTTGTTGTGTAGCTGTAAAATGGACCCCTTATGAAATATCAATAGAACCGGTACCTGCGGACAATTCCGTGGGTATTGGAAGAAATTTTGAACAGGAGGATGCAGATATGGATGAAAATGAGAAAACCACAGTAGAAACTACAGAGGGCGGCGCAGCGCCGCCGCAGGCAAGGGCAGCCGGGAACCTGCCGCCAATTCCGGCAGCAGCCCCTGCCGTGCCGGACGAAACATCCCTCCGGATGGAAGGGGCACAGGCCGAACGGGAACGATCCGCCGCGGTTGAAGCCCTCTGCCGTACTTTTGGCATTGATCCGGAACCGTATAAAAGCGGCGGGAATACGCTGGATGAAGTCCGGGCGGCTGTGTTGGAGCAGCTTGCAAAGAAAAATAAACCTGTTCCCGCTGCAAATATAGAAATTACCGCCGATGAAGAGGATCGCTTCCGTTCGGCAGCAGTTGACGGTATGCTGATGCGCATGGGGTTTCGTGTACCGAAGCCCGCGGATGGTGCGGAACAATTCAGGGGGTTATCCTTACGCAGCCTGGCGGCGGGATGTTTACAGCGCAGCGGGATGGAAAATACCGCCACCATGGATGACAGCAGCATGCTGCGGGCGGCTTTGGGCTATGATGAAACGAGAAGTGTCTATACCCCCAATTCTGCTTTCGCTTCTGTGGTCAATAATACTTTAGGTGCGGTTATCAGCAGAGGCTATATAGAAACGCCTACTACTTTTGAAAAATGGACGGGCAAAGGTTCTAACCCAAATTTCAAAACAACAAAGCGTTTCCGCCTTTCCGCGGCCGGCGAAATGGTGGAAGTCAATCAAAACGGCGAATTTAAAAAAGATGAGATTATGGATGAAGGCGTGGATACCCGTTTAAAAACTTACGGGAAAACCTTTGGTTTTACCCGCCAGACCTTCATTGATGACGATCTGGGAACGGTCGCTAAAGCGGTACAGGCCCAGGTACGCTCCTGCAAAAGAACCATCAACAAAAAAGTATACGCTTTGCTGGGTGGAGATGTGCTCTATACCGACAAGAAAAAACTGTTTTCGGTTGATCATGGCAATCTGGGAAAAAGCGCAGCTTTAGGCGTTGACTCTTTAGGGGAACTGTACATCATGATGGGAAAACAGAAAGACCTCGGCGGGAAGGCGTTTCTCAATATTACACCTAAATATCTCATTATTCCAATGACTTTATCCATGGAAGCCTTCCGGCTTTTGCGTTCTGCTTCCGATCCCCTGGCACCTAATGCCGGGGTTGTCAATCCGGTGCAGAATTTAGTGGAAATTGTAGCGGATGCGGAACTGGATCAATATTCCGAAAAGGCATTCTATTTGGCTTGCAGCCCCATGGATGTGGATACGATTGAGGTTACATATCTGAACGGCAAAGAAGAACCAACGCTGGAAAACCGTATCGCATGGGATACCCTGGGGATTGAATACAGGATGTACCATGACTTCACGGTCAGTTCGCTGGATTACCGCGGTTTAGCCAAAAACGAAGGCGGCAAATAAAAGAAAGGAATGGTTTTGTGGCAAGATATATCCAAAAAGGCGCTGTTATTGATTATACCAATACGACAGAGGAAACGATTCTTTGGGGGGATATAGTAATTTTGCCATCCCGGATTGGGGTTGCAGAATGTGAAATCCAGCCAGGCGCAGCCGGAAGCATATCCTTAACCGGTATATATGAGATGGAAACGGCAGAAACGATTGGCTATGGTGATGCGGTATATTGGGATGCCGCCAACAAAACCGTCACAAAAACAGCGGATAAAAATATACCGGCGGGCATGGCGGCATCGGAAACAGGAGCATCGGGTGGAAAAATCGCCGTGAGGATTGATTGAATCCATTCCGGGAACAATTCTTTGACGATATTTATAATGTATTTCTCAATTTAGATGAATTTGCAGACCTGCGTACAATCCGGTATGACAGCACGATATATCAAGACGTTCCCGTGGTGCTGGAAGGCCCTGTCAGTGAGGAACGGAAGCGGCTGGCAGATGATCATATTTATGGGCTTCACCTGGTTACGGCAGTCTTACACTGCGCACAAAAGGATTTAGGCGGCAAGCTGCCGAAACAGGGCACCCTTTTGGAAATCAACAACCAGGAAGGCGGGGGCGGATTCTTCCGGAAATTTTATGTTGCGGCGGCAGCTTCAGAAATGGGGATGCTCCGGGTGGAACTGGAGGCGGTTAAAAATTGCCGGTAATTGTAAAGACTGCCAACCAGGAAGTCCTTGACCGGGCTGCCGCACTTTTGGCAGGGATTGACGGCGGCATGGAAAAAGCCGTAAAAAGCGCCATGTCAAGGGCCGTCTCCGGCCTGCGTTCCAATACGGTAAAGGCCATCCGGGAAAAATACGCCATTTCCGCCGCTGCAATCCGGGCTAATGAAAATGTCACCGTCCGGTATACCCGTCAGGACGGCCTGCAGGCTTTTATCCGGTTTGCGGGGCATAAAATTCCCTTATATCGTTATGACGGCGCAAGACCCATAGAACCGACGCCGGATACGGGCAGGCTGATTCGGGCACAAATTCATGGAAAGTGGCTCCAGGTTCATCCTTCCGTTCCAACCTATGGCCACCAGCTAAAAAATACAGCGCCTGCCCTTTTTGAGGACGCCTTCGTGGCCCGGATGGGATCGGGACATACCGGTATCTTTAAACGTGATCACACAGAAAAAGTCAAAGAAGTTATGGGCTCCTCTGTCCCGCAAATGTTGGGCGGGACAGAAGTGGAGGATCGGCTTTCCAATGAAGCAATGAAACAGTTTGAGGGACAGATTTCTCATGAAGTTATGGCCCTCATGAACGGATGGAGGACATGACAAAATGACAAAGGTTATCTTGCTGGAAGAATTAAAGAAATTTACCCTTGAAAATACAAAGGATATTGTAATGCCTGTTGAACCCCAGGAGGAAGATGAGGGGCAGCCTGCGCCCCGGCCCGCTCAGATATTCGGAATGAACCTGCCGGACGGCGCTTCTTACCAAAGAGAGGCTCCTTATATTCTCCACCAAATTATTAACAGTAAAGACGTACACCCGCCTGGACAAATACAGCCCATCGGTACAGCTATAATCCGTTCTGTTTTTTGCGTATACCACGAGGACGGGCAGGAAGGCGGGCTATTGTTATTAAATCTCATGGAG